CGAATTCTTTGTAGGTCGCAACCAACGAAACGCCTGATGCCTTGTCGTCGTTGTCGGTCGTTCCGTCATCGCTTTCACAAACAACAGCATTCGAGCCCGCAAGCTTGAATTGTGCGTTGTTGGCTGTCGCGTCGGTATCGTCGTTTCGAGCCGACTGCAAGCCGAAAGCCAATGTGGTAGCAGCATTGAGAGTTGCAACCGTCTTGACGAGGAACACGGCTCGCTGGATGTTGTCGATGTCAAAACAAAGCTTGTCACCGAAGTCCAGACAAACATTTTGAATCTCGTTGGCACTATCGAAGGTCAACGCGATTTCGCCGGTAGCCGATGGGCTCACCGAAGCATAGGTTGGAGTGCCACTGGACGAGGTGTCAGTGATCTTCCAATTGCCTTCACCAACCGTGGCCGTGTAGGTCTTGCCGCCGAAGAAATCATCCTCGAACTTGGCATGATTAACAAATCCGCTCATTTCTCATTTTCCTTTTGTGTTGTGTTGTCGCTGTCAAAGAAAGCCCTGGCCAATGCCGACCAGGGCTATAGGTCAATTAACCGGACTAGGTACGGTTGCCGAAGATACCTCGATGGTCGATCACTGCTGCGGCCATCGATTGGCGAACGTAGTAGTGATAAGTGTCATTATCCTTGTTCCATTCGGACTCAAGCACTGGGGATTCTTCGCCGTTAAGGAACGTGATTTCGACGGTATCCACTTGGGCGTTGTCGGCGATCGCATACCAGTTGGTCGCGCTGTTTGCATCGAGCAACGCGGTTGCAACAACTTGAAGCGGTCGAACGCCGTTCACACCGTAGATGTTAACCACGCCTTCATTGCCGTTGCTCTGAGCGTAGGATTGGCTGTTGACCAGTTCCAATGCCGTCGCTGCGTATGCTTGCGGTACGAGCAACGTGCGAGGCGAAAGGTTCAGGTAAACATCGCTGCTGAGGCCCTTTTGCAAGGACATCAGCTTGAACGCTTCGTTCAAGGTCGTCACGCTTGGAGCAGCAACTGAAGATGCCGTGATGTTGCTTCCGCTTGTGTGCGATGCACTAAACAGAGCAAAACCGTCAGCCATCGTTGGGTTGGCAAGCAAAGCATCGTAAACGACCTTCTCCTGCGTCCTTCGTGCTGCGTTGCCGTGCATCGCTGGGATGCGGGACAATGCGTCAAGGTCGTCGTTGACAACGGTTTCCCATGAGACTGAGAACTTCTTGCCGAACTTCTCAACCTTGTAGGATCGCTTGGAATCGACTACTTGACCTTCAGGGTATGGAGCCGATTCAGGAACCATTTCAAGGTTTGGAGATTCTCCGAGTTGGATTCGGTTGATGCTTTTGAAGTCATCGACCGATTGAGCCTGACGAGCCCACAAAGACCAAGTGTATGGAGCTTCTTCGTAAGCCGCTCGGAGCGTCTTGCTAGCTGCATCTAGCAGGATGTTTTGGAAGCTGCCGGTCGTGTGGTAGGCTTCGATCGATCGGCGAATGTTGAGCCGATTGAAGGCCTTATCTTGACCCATAGCCATTCGAGCAACGTCGGCTCGACTGTACTTCTCTGGATTGATGCCCATGCGTCGAACGCACAATTCAGCAAGCCGATAGATTCCGAGGTTGCGGAAATCTTCCGATCCTGCTGCTTGCGGGGCTTGTCGTTTGACAGTCCCTTGGAAGCATCGCTGGATCAAACCAGCTTTAGCTGTTGCTTCAAACTTGTCATGCTCCGACTCGGTAACGCGAACATCGCTGCCGACAGTCTGTCCGATTGGGGAATTGCTCATCTTTCGGATGATCCTTTCTTGAGCGTCTTGAACTGAACATCCTGATTCGACCAGTTCATCCACAAAGGAACGCTCGACCTTTGCTAGAGTCCCCGCCGAGATAATCGCCTTGCGTCGTTCGTCAACTGCCTTGAGTTGTCGAGTCACTTCCTCTTGTACCTTTTCATCCATTCGCATTGCCTCATCTTCGGGCTTGCTTTCTTCGGCCCTCGCCATTTCTTCGGATGGCTTATCGCCTTCCATCATTTCAACTTCAAGTGATGGCTTTTCCATGTGGTCTGCCATCCACTTGATAATCTCGCTCGCATCGGTCATCCCTTCTGGGAGACCAAGGGCTGTGAGTTGAGCCATTAGCTCTTCGTTCATGCCTGCCTGCCTTTCTTCTTGGTCGTATGACCGTCGAACAGTAGAATTCGGATCTGCACCCGTTGCGCAGATCGAAGCGTTGTGAGGTTCCCAAGCGGTTACAATTTCCGCTGGCCCCTCGATCACCTTGCCTTGTCGGGTGGTGTACGTTTGACCTTCTGAGACGTAGACCCTCGCAAGGATCTGAGCATCAATCGAGAAGTCGTTTAGATGGCCCTCGTTGTACCGAGTCGCCACAATCTGAGATTCTTCGTCGGATGCGAAAGACGCATCACCAACGAGAGAACCATCTTGAATCGAGATGTTCCGGATCGAGCCAAACACATTGCGAACCGTTTTATCATTGTGAGAATCGACGATTGGAAGTTGATTCTTTCCGTTGCGGAATTGAACACCATCCATGAGCAATACTTGACGGATCGTCTGCCGACGTTCTTGATCGTAAATATCGATTGGAGTCTCGGTTGCGATAACTGCTTTTCCGTCTTTTGGTGCCTGAAATGCTCGCTGGATCTTTGGCACCGAAGCGATCCTTTCAACCTTGTCTTGTGATTCCATTTGTCGCTTTACCTTTGCTGACCAAGATCGACCTGCATCACCGCCCCAAAGAGCCCAAGCGATTCGACCCGCTGACGGAAATCCTTTTTGACCTGGCTTCCATCCTTCGCCTTTCTTGTCCACTTCGTGACGAGCAAAGTAGCTGACCATACGCCCGATGGTATCGGGACTAATCTCTTTGCCGTTCGATAGGTCGCGAGCCCTAGCAACGCCAACAGGAGTCCCGCCGCGATTGTGTTCGCGCCTCCATTCGAGACCCTGCTTGGCTTCTTCTCGCACTCCCTCGGGAGGCGTAAAGTCAATGCCGTCATACTTTGCACGCTCGACTTGTTCCGATGCGTACAGAGCCGCGATCTGATCGTTAGCATCCGATTCACTTGCGTGGCATCCCATAAGCTGGCGTTCGTTGCTCTTGAACACTCCCCAAGGCTTAGCGATCGGACAAGCCGCTGTAGTCTTTGCGTCATAAGGCATTGGCTACCTCGCTGACGACTGCTTGAGCCTCTGGATCCGTTGCCGATGCCGATTGAGCCGCCGAGATTGCTAGCTGTTGCTCTTGTGGAGTGAGCAATCCAAGCTTCTTCTTAAGTGCATTTTCTTTGGCTCGTTGGTACATGACCGCTCGCCATGATCGACCCCTTGCACCCAACTCTGCTTGGTAGTCCGACATGAACGATTCAATTGCATCCTTAGCCGCTGCTTGCTCTGTTGCCGGATCGACCCATTCCCATTCGGGTGTCATCCACTCAACAGGGGCAAAAGTGCGACGGTCACTCAGCAACTCGCTGGAGGTGGGAAACGAGGGTAGGGAACTGAGTGCCGCCGCATCGAGAAAAGCATCCCAAACAGGCTGAAGCAAATGACGGATCAAGTATTTCTGCCAACATCGAAACCGCCGACGATCTTCTAGCTGGCTTGTTCGTGATGCACTGTAGGTTGTCTGGCTGTAGTCTCTTGCTACCGTTTCATACGAGAGCCCTGTACCGACTGCGATCTGTCTTAGGATCAAAGCGATCCAAGGCTCTGCCGCTGAGTTAGGACGGCCTGGATTGAGCCCTACGACATCCTCACCAGGTCGAAGATTCATGACCATGCCTGGCTCGACATGGCTATAGCTGTTGCCTGCGTCGTCAGTGTTGCCGACTCCATCGGGCTCGATCAGATTCCCAAGTGGCGTATCAGTCTTGATGGCAACAGTGAAGCACGACGCGACAGCCGAAGCTTGAAGTTCATTGTCGAGATACGTTCCTAGGTCACGCACCGGAGTTACCACCGGAGCAAACCAAGTAACGCCCCTCGTTTGACCGATGCGATCCTGCCTGTATAGGTGCATGATCTCATTTGCCGGTACACGTTCGGGAGTGCGAGTTACTGCATATGGTTGCAATGGATGGTCTTTGTAGATCCAGTAAGCAACCGGCCTACCAAGATCGTCAACCTCAACCCCGCGAATGATTCGATTGTCACCAGCCGGAGTCAGCCTTGCTGCATAGTTGTCCTTGTCGCCTGCAAGCCTGTCAGCTTCGATCAATTCGAGAGCCAATGGGACTGGCCGATAGATTCCTCGATAGACCTTGCCAGGCGTTCTAATGAGCCGTACAAGCACCTCACCGGCCTCGACCATTTCACGTTGGCAAATAGCCTGGATTTCGTCGAGAGTGTATTTCCCGTTTACGTCACAAACTTCCGCCCACTCTGACCAAACCTTATCGCGTTGGTCGTTAATCGTTTCGATGTCATCGCCGCTTGGAGTCTCAAACTGGCTCTGTGCTTTGATCCCGCAACCAACCACCGATGAGACAATGGTATCTACAACGCCCCATGCGTAAGCATTATTCCGCACCAAGTCCCGAGCCCATGCCCGAAGAGTATCAGCCCCAAATGGCCCTGACAGCTCCATGTCCGCTGGATTGTTCTTTGGCTTTCGACTCGATGAGATTCGCGACGGCTCTGCCCCTGTAAAAGACCTGAGCACCTTGCGAGCCTGAGCCCGTCGGAGTCCAGCCGTAGGGCTGATGGCCGTGATAACAGAATCGAGCATCTTGCCGATCATCGACGAGCCCTCGACAATCTGCCAAGAGTCACGCCACCGGAACCGCTTTCACGCTCGACCTGTTGCTGCAACATTCGTCGTTCTTCAAAGAGCGACTTCAGGTCAAGTTTGGTAACCGTCCGAGAGCCAATAGAATACTGCTGAGCCCCTCCGGTAACGAGAGCCTCAATAGCTGCGTCGATGAGCGTTAACAGACTTGCCGCTGATGCCATGCACAAAGGATTGCATGGAGAGCAAACATTCTCAATAAGCCTGTACCATTAGCCTAGTACAGTCAATAAAAAATTACTTACCTTCTTGACTCCAAGTATGGTTGCAGTTCTTGCACTTGCAAAAACGGATCTTGCCCCGAGTGCAATAGACGTAGCTTGCATTGGTTCCATGCGGTCGCCTGGTTTCGCACATCGTGCAAGGTCTCGGAGTGAATTGCCGATAGATCGGCTCGATCGGTTGTTGCTCGATTGTTGCAGTTTGTTGTACCGATTCGCCTGATTGCTTCCTGCTTTTCTTCGCCATCCTAATACCTCCGTTTTGGAATCCACCCGCCCTGCCGCTGTCTTAGATTGCGTCCATGCTGGTACGCCTTTGGAGCCTGCTTAACAGGCTTAGGCTGATCGCCGCTAACGTGCTTCGGTTGCACCTCGATCTCACTTGGAGCAATCAACTTTACGCCGCAAGCCTCACTAGCCGCCGCTGCCATGTAGGTTGCATCAAGCCAGTGGTTGTTCGAGTCCTTAACCATCCAGTAGGTCTTGGCCCCCTTGCCCTCAGTGAACTTCGTCACCAGTTCTTCCGCTGCGATATGCTGCGCGTACTGCGAATGTCTGCGTTCTTCTTCAAGTGCAAACAACGAAAGCGAACCACGCCGAAGCATGTTTGACTCGTCGAATGTCGGAGTCATAAAACGCTCATGGATGAACTGCTTCCAGTAGGAGGTATCGAGCTCGTAGAGCCAAACATTTGAGGACGGAAGCTTTTGAGCGTGAAGGTTGGCACCCGCAATAGTCGTCGATGTAGACTTAGCCTTTCGATGGTACGGATCTTGACCCTTGCTAGGATGAAAGATGCCGCTAACCTCACGGCAGAATTGGTAAGCCGCATTGGTAAACGCACCGGAATCCACAAAGCAAAAATCGATGGTTCTGCGAGTGCCTGTTGTGTCGCTGAATTCTTTGGTTAGCAACTCGTCCCGAAGGCTGAGCAACGCCTGATAGATCATTGGCTCGCTAGCTTCGTGATCCATGCTTTTGTCCGTCCCGTAAACCTGATGGATTCCATAGTCGGCCACAACTCCACCGGCCCCATGCCACCAAGAGGTTATGACCCAATGCAGGTAGTACTTTCCAAGATCGATTGCGGCCGTAAGCGCAACCGTGTTAGCCGGAAGTTGACGCCGAACCAAACCGCTTACCCGCGACTCAACCAAAGCAGGAGTTATCCCAAGTCCCATCGGCCCGGCTTCCTCTGGTGGATCGTTGTCAATCTCGGTCGAAACCGCCTTTTGGCCTACGTCGGCAACTCGGTTGAAATAGCTTTGCACCGCTGACAACTCCATCGGCTCGCCGTCGCTGTGAGTCTTTTTGCTGTAGCTATGCGGATTGCTGACCACAGATCCCCGCTCGATGTCCTCTTGGTTGTCGCGCCAAAAGCGGAAAGCCTCCCTAGCGTCTGGATCGTTATCTTTGCGTCCCTTTCGCATGTCGATGTACTTCTCGATTAGATCCATCCGATCCGGCTTGGTAACGAGCTTGCGGTATCGCTTGCCCCTCCAAGATGGCTTGATCTTCGGATCGGTGTAACGATACGCAATGCACTTGCGATTTTGGATCGTGCAAAGCATGACCCGCGGGATCCGCTCCGAGGACTGACCTAACCCCGCAATGTCTTGTTCGATTACCTCCTCGTTCTTCTCGATGGTCGTTTCGCTCGCCGCCGCTTCCCTATCCTCGATGTCATCGATGATAGCCAAGGTAGGTCGTCTGCTTCGATACTTAGTACCGCGGATTGCACCATCGATCCCAAGGGAGTAAAGCACTTGACCGCATGAAACCGGCTCGATCTCAGCCGGCCAGCCTGGTAGCTGATCTCTGCCGATCGTCGGGAACACAAAGAATTCCGGCCCGATGACGATGTTGGTAGGCATTCCGCCGCAAGTCTGCATCCTGCCCCTACTCGACCAACCGCCGACAGCCTGAAACGGAATTGCAATCTCAGGATAATCAGCCGCAAAGATTTCATTTTGCTGGAGTTGCTCAACGATGTCCCGCACTTCCTTTTTTGCTTTGTCGGCGTTCTTTCCGATGACGACCGGAAAGGTCGAAAGCCGACGGATCATCAAGTAAAGAGCCGTTAGAATTGCAAGCGTCGTCTTGCCTTCGCCCCGAGGCCCGGCAATCGATTGATCCCCGCCGTAACGAGCCGCATCGATGATCGAATGCACCATCGCCAAGCGATCCTCAGTCCAGCCCTCGAAGAACTTTTCGGGAAAGTAGGTCGAGAGCCATAAAGCTGGATCAGACTCGCACTTGAGCCGACGAGCAGGATCGAGAGGTGGAGGGATGGATAGGTCACGATCCATCGCCCTCTTTCGAGCCATCCTCTCCGCGTCCTTCGATTTCTTCGGAATCGCACTCGTCAAGGACGAAACCATCGACAACGACACCTGATTCAGCCGAGAGCCTAGCAACTTCTCCAGGGCTGAGTTGTCGAGCGAGTTCCACCAATCGCTGTCTGCGTTCATGCTCATCTGCTTGATCCATCCTCTCTTGCTGGACGTTCAAGGAATCCGCCGCCATCAAAGCTTTTGCCGCTGCGGTTCGCTCCCTTGGCGATGCGTTTTTGTCGGCAACAATCGCCAAAAGGGAAAACATGATCTTTTCCCGATACTCTGGTTTTATTGGCCATCGCTCACGCAATGCTCGCTCCCATAGTCGAGTCTGACGGACTGTCATGGACATTTAAAAGCGTTACGGTCGGAATCGCACCGCCCCTTCTCGGCTGGATTGCCGAGCGTGCCGCTGTCAGCACTTGTAACGCGTTTAGGGTATGGTTTCGCTAGTGATTGTATCTGCTTTCGCATCGCATCATCTAGGGGCATTAGGTAGCGATGCTTGCCGCAGATTTTTCGCTTGACGGCTCCTTTCGGGACTTTGGCTACAGATGCTGAGCCGCCACCAAACTGCTGCCCTGTAAACGCCCTTTTGTTTAGTCGCTTTCCATTTAACACCCACTCAAAACCACCGGAACTCCTGCCAGCGTAAACCCAGTTACCTGCTTGGTAAATGCCTCCGCTGTGGCCTTGCTCCGGATCAGCAAATGAAACAATCATTTTGAGCCCAGGGGATTTTGATTTTAGGAATGCAATGGCAATCTTGACTATCCTGCTTACTTGGGTTTTATGCTTGGTCAATGCAACCCTAACTAATTCGCAGCATTCGCTGATCCCAAGGCCATAGGGACTACCTAAGTTCCTGTTCATCCCCCACGCAAAGATCACAACGCCGATAAACCTGCCGCCTTCCCACGCCCCTATTTTGACCATTTTTCCCACTGGGAGCGACTTGCTGTAGTGCCAGTTCTCACAAGCATACTTTGCCGCCTCATGCGTTGCCCAATCGATTTTCAAATCAGCTTTGGTCACGGCAATCAAAGTCCTTTTGGCAATGAGGACAAGTAACGATCTTTTCGGCTAGCGTGTCAAGTTGGCCTTGATCGTCTTCGGTTCCTGGCTCAAAGTTGGCTAGCATCGCCTCGATTTCCTCAGCCGAAAAACCCGCCGCGTTTGCTAGTTCTTCGTCGTCGGTCAGCAAGCCGTTTAATTGAGCCGCTAACACCTCCGAATCCCATTCGGCTAGTTCTGCTGTCCGGTTGTCGGCAATCGCGTAGGCGATAGCGTCAGAGCCCTTTAGATCGGTCTTAACGCAATCGATGGAATCCCACCCAAGACGACGAGCCGCCTCTAGCGTTCCATTTCCTGCCCGAACGATGTTGTTCATATCGATGACAATCGGCTTTTGCTGCCCGAACCTGCGAAGCGATGCGACGATGGATTCTATGTTCCGATCATCGTGCTTCCTTGCATTGGCAGGATCGTTGCTCAATTCCGAGATCGATTTTTTGATGATTTGCATACCGCCCCCCTTACCCCCCTGCGAACAGAATAGCGAACAGACGAACTTTCTTTTGTTTTTTCGGGCTAATGGTCTG